TATAAGACAAGGCAAAATACTCATGTCATTGAACCTTTTGATATTCCTGATGATTGGTACATATATTTGAGCTATGACTTTGGATATTCAAAACCTTTTAGCTTTCAATGGTGGGCGGTAGACAAAGAAGATACAGCCTACATGATATTAGAGTTCTATGGCTGCACAGGAGAGCCAGACGAAGGTGTGAAGTGGATTGCAGATGAGCAATTCAAAAAAGTTAAAGAGATTGAAGAGACACATCCACTTCTCAAAGGCAGAAAGATTATTGGAAGAGTTGCAGATCCTGCCATATGGAACAAGTCAACAGGAGAATCTGTTGAGGAATGTGCAGCCAAGAATCAAATTTATTTCCAAAAAGGAGATAATCAGCGTATTGCTGGATGGATGCAGGTACATCACCGAATGGCTTTTGATAAAAACGGATTTGCAAAGCTTTATATATTCAACACCTGCAAACATGCTATTAGGACAATACCATTATTGACCTATTCAGAGACGATTCCAGAAGACCTAGATACTCACTTAGAAGACCATATTGCAGATGCAATGAGATATTTCTGCATGATGAGACCTATAGCTCCTAGAGATTTAGAAGTATCTAAGAAACCTCTTGATGATCCGTTGGATATGTTCAAGGCCAAAAACATTGGCAGTGATTACACATACATAAACATATAAAGGAGATTGAAATGGCAAAGAAAAAACAAAACCCTAATCAGTTGATGGAACCTACCATTGATGAACAGATGGCAATCAATAGTGCTGAAGCACTAGATGCTAAGACTAGATTGCTTGAAGTTCAGACAATGGAAAATGATGCAAAGATTATGAAGCAGGAAGCTGAAAACAAAGCGCATGATGTTGAGCTTACTCAGTTCGGTGGTGCTACTGATTCTGATGAAGAAGTAGATGAAGGTGTGCTTGCTCCTATGCATCTTGATAACATTACAGACAAAGATGTTGAGACAGCATACGATACTTTGATGAAGTATAAGGCTAATAAAGCTGATATTGAAAAGCGCATTGAAGAGAATGAAGAGTTCTGGAAGATGCGACATTGGGAAGTAATGTATAAAGCTATGAATATGGCAGAGGATAAGAGAATTAAGCCTAAGTCTGCATGGCTTGTAAATACAATTATCAATAAACATGCTGATGCTATGGATAATTATCCTGAAGCAACAATTCTTCCAAGAGCAAGGGATGATGAAGAGACAGCAAAAGTGCTGGGAGAGATTATTCCTGTTGTGCTTGAAAGAAATGAGTATGAGAATACATATTCTGATTGTCAGTGGTATAAGGCAAAGAATGGTACTTCAGTGCAGGCTGTTCTTTGGAATAACGACAAAGAAAATGGCCTTGGAGATATAGAGATTAAAAAGGTTGATGTATTAAATCTTTATTGGAAGAGTGGTGTTACAGATATTCAGGATAGTCCGAATGTGTTCTATGTGCAGATGCTGGATATTAATGATGCTAAAGAAAGATATCCTGATTTGAATGACAAGGTTGTTGGCGGAAACCTTCCTGTTAGCACAATGGATGTTTACAGAGAAAATGTAGATGATACTGAAATGGTTGCTGTAATTGATTGGTATTACAAGAAGCGCATTGTGTCTCAGGACGAACATGGAATACCACTTGTTAAAACATTGCTGCATTATTGCAAGTTCTGCAATGGCCATGTGATATATGCAAGTGAAAATGATCCGAAATATGTAGACAGAGGATGGTATGATCATGGTTTATATCCATTTGTTTTCGATACACTTTTTCCAGTAGAACAGAATTTGTGTGGTTTAGGATGGATTGATATTTCAAAGGATAATCAGTTGTACATTGATAAGCTTCAGCAGGCTATTCTTGAAAGCGCAATGGTAAATGCTAGACCTAGATGGGCGGTTCGACAAGATTCTAATATCAATGAGTCGGAGTTTTTGGATTTATCAAAGCCTATTGTTCACTTTGAAGGAAATCTTGGAGAAGGAAGTTATGCTCCAATTACAGGAACACCACTTAGCGGATTGTATGAGACTATTTACCTCAACAAGGTGTCTGAAATGAAGGAGACAAGTGGTAATACAGCATCTTCCCAGGGCGCAACTTCAAGCGTCACAAGTGCATCAGGTATTGCAGCTCTTCAGGAAGCAGCAGGCAAGTTGTCAAGAGATGCAAACAAAGCATCATACAGAAGCTATAAACAGGTGGTTAATCTTGTGATTGAGCTTATGAGGCAGTTCTACAATGAGCCAAGAGAATTCAGAATTGCAGGAGAGTATGACCACAACGAATATGTGACATTTGACAATACAGGATTACAGCCACAAGAACAGGGAACCGATTTTGGAGTTGACCTGGGTGCTAGACTTCCAATCCTTGATATTGATGTGAAACCACAGAAGAAAAATCCATACTCTAAAGAGACTCAGAATCAGACTGCTCTTAATCTGTATCAGATGGGATTCTTTGCTCCAACAAATGCAGATGCATCACTTGCTTGTCTTGAGATGATGGATTTTGATGGGGTAGAGAAGATGAAAGAAGAAGTGTCAAAGAATGGCACACTTATGCAGTTGGTGGTACAGATGCAGCAGCAGATGCAGGCTTATCAGCAACAGCTGATTCAGCTGGGTGTGATTGTAGATGCACAGCAGGGAACAGATATTGCTCCGCAGGTGGCTAGTGAAGCGCAAGGCACAGCTCAGGAAGTTCAGAGTAAGGTTGAAGGTTCTGCAAGAAATGGCAAGGGAAGCAAGCCTAATGTATCAAGAGGAAGCTTATCTTCTCAGGCTGCACAGGCAAGTAGAAATTCCACAGCTCCAAGTCAATAGGAGAAGTTATGACCAGGATAACAATTGATAGAGACAAAAATAAATATACGCTTGAAGCATCAGGCCACAGTGGGTATGCAGAGGCAGGCAAGGATATTGTCTGCGCTGCTGTATCTACTTTGATGTTTTCATTTTTAAACTTCATGGATCAGAAGGATATTGCTTATAAAATTGAGTATTCAGATGGCTATATGAAGATTGAAGTAGAAAATTATAAAAAAATTAAAGATGTGATTTTCTTTATAGAATCAGGCTTTTCACTACTTCAAGAGAATTATTTTGAAAATATTTCCCTAAAATGGGGGATAAAATGAATTTTTATTATTCTATACTACAAAACAAGGGAGAAAACCCTAACAAACTGACACTTCGGAAAGGAACGATGGTATGAAGAAATTTAATTTAAACCTTCAATTCTTCGGAGAAGGTGCAGGTGCAGGCGCAAGCACAGGTGCTGGTGACGGAGTCGGTGGAGTTGAAGGCAATGCAGCAGATAATGGTTCGGAAGTCGCTGCACCGAAAACAGGCAGAAGAGGCAAATCAAATCCATTAGCAGATGTTGTTTATGGTAAAGCTTCTGAAGCAGAGGGAAACACCGATACCTCAGGAGACACACCAGAGTCATTTGAAGATATGATTCGGAAGGGTGGAAAGTATCATGATGATTTTTCCAAGAAGACACAGGAAATCATCAATAAAAGATTTTCTGAAACAAAATCCCTTCAGGAATCATTGGAGAAGCAAGCTCCTATTCTTTCAATGCTCGCAGACAAGTATGGTGTAGATGCAACTGATGTGGATGCTTTAACGAAAGCTATTGAAGAAGATGAAACTTTCTATGAGCAGGAAGCTATGGAAAGAGGTTTATCTGTCGAACAGCTGAAAGAGTTAAAATCCTTGGAGCGTGAGAATGCAGCATTCAAGCACGCAGAAGAGGAAGCTGAGCGCAAGGCTAATTCAGAAAGAATTTATGCTGAGTGGCAACAGCAGGCTGAAGAGTTGGTTGCAAAGTATGGAATAGACAACTTCAATCTTGAGGATGAAGTGTTAAATCCAGAATTTACAAACTTACTTGCATCAGGAATCAGTGTTGAGTCTGCATACAAGGCTATTCACTTTGATGATATGGTTGGTGGTGCTATGGCAGCAACAGCTAAGAATGTCAGAGAAAAGATGGCACAGAGTTTGGCAGAACGACATGCGAGACCTTCTGAAAATGGTGTTACTCCACAATCTAGTCGCATATTTAAGACTGATGTATCAGCTTTGACAAAGGCTGATAGAGCAGAAATTGCAAGAAGAGCTAGTGAAGGAGAAAATATTAGTTTTTAATTGATGCTCCTTCCTAGAGAAAGAAGGAGAAACAAATGAATAAGAACAGAAAGTTAGCTTATAACTTACAGTTATTTGCGCTTAACACAAATGTAACTACAGATACTGGTCTTACAGATGAGATGAAGACTTACTACAGTGATTATCTCATTGATTTAGCAGAGCCTGAGTTGGTTCATGATCAGTTTGCACAGAAGAAGGATATTCCTCAGGGTGGTGGTAAGACAATTGAGTTTAGAAAGTATGACTCATTGCCAAAGGCTATGACACCACTTACTGAAGGTGTAACACCTAATGGCCAGAAGCTTAACATGAGCGTTATTCCATCTACTGTAAAGCAGTATGGCGGTTATGTAACAATCTCAGATATGTTGAAGATGACAGCTATTGATAACAATGTTATTGAAGCATTGAAGCTTCTCGGTTCACAGGCAGGTAGAACACTTGATTCTATCACAAGAGATGTATTAGCAGGTGGAACAAATGTTATTTATGCAGGTGGAAAGACTTCTAGATCAGCGCTGACAACATCAGACACATTGAAGCCTATCTTGTTTGAGCAGGCAGCTGCACAGCTTCGTGCTATGAATGCTCCTACAATTGATGGTAGCTATGTAGCTATTATTCATCCTTATGCTTCATTCGACCTTAGAACATCTTCAGAGTGGATTGATGTACATAAGTACACAGATGCCAATGCTTCAAACATTTTTGAAGGCGAGATTGGTAAGCTTGGAAATGTTCGTTTTGTTGAGAACACTGAGGCAAAGGTTTGGAAGGATGCAGCAGACAATTGTCCTGTAGTAGAAGGAGAAGCACTTGGAGTATTCTCTACTTTGGTACTTGGAGCAAATGCGTATGCTACAACAAAGGTATCAGGCGGTGGATTGGAAACAATCGTTAAGCAGTTAGGTGCTGGTGATGATCCATTGAATCAGAGAGCAACAGTTGGTTGGAAGGCTACAAAGACAGCTGAAAGACTTGTTGAGCAGTACATGGTTCGTGTTGAGTCATTATCTGCATACTCAGATACTGTAAGCGCTAACTAATCACAATTGACATTTAGCCAAAGGCCTAGTGATAAATTCACTAGGCTGTAGGCTTAAAGAAAGGATGGTTAGAGATGGCAGGAAAAAGAGCAGCAGAAGCTGTAGAAACAGAAGTTGCAGAAAGAAAGAATGATGAGGTAAAAGAAGAAACATATAATATTATGTTACCTTTGACAAAGGAATTACAGGATGATGTGTTTGTTGGAATTAATGGTAAGACTTATCAAATCAAGCGTGGTGTAGAAGTGGAAGTAAACAGAGCTGTTTATGAAGTGCTTCTTAATTCACAGAAGATGGATAACTTGGCCATTGCACGCAGCAATGAACTTGAAAAGGGAAATTTGTAGTTTTTGTCATTCTTTTAGGGAAGGTAAATGTAGTTTTATCTTCCCTTTTTTCTATTTAAGGAGAGTGAAAATGACAGTAGGAGATATCTTGGCTTTAGTAGATGAGTTAAAGCCTAATCAATATTCGGATGAAATAAAGATAATGTGGATTTCAGAATTAGATTTCAACATTTTTGAGACTTTAATTAAAACGCATGAAGATGCAGCAATAGAAGAATTTAATGGATATACGGAAAATGATATGAGCACTGAGGTTATAGCGCCTGAGGCTCATAAGGATATATATACATATTATCTGTTTGCTATGATTGATTTTATGAATGGTGAAACAGATAGATATCAGAATAGCTCGATAATGTTTAATGGTGCAAAGCAGCGCTATTATGATGAGTACAACAGAACACATATGCCAATATCAAAACCATTAGGAGTGTTTTAAATGTTACCAGAGATTAAAGCAAGACCAGATAAAATCAATTTAATAAATGCATTTAGAGGAATTAACAAGAATCTATATGTGCGTGATGATGAGTTTGCTGAAATGAAAAACATGACTAATGATTATTATCCTGTTTTGGCAAATAGAAGAAAAAGAGGAATCATTAAAACACTTGATAATCCTCAGGGAGCTTTAGGCGGAAGATTCTTGGCATATGTAGATGATAATAAGCTTTACTATGATGAGAATTATATATGCGACCTGGAAGAGACAGATGCTGAAAGACAGCTTGTTATGATGGGTGCATATTTATGTGTGTTTCCAGATGGATTGATTTATAACACATACAATACAGAAATATCTCATATAGAAAATGAAGTCACAAAAAGCAATGTAACAATTAGCTTATGCAAGCTGGATGGTACAGCTTATGACTCGACAAACACAGTAGTGTCAAACTCTGAACCTAGTGACCACAGCAAGTATTGGCTTGATACTTCGCAGGATAAGGTAGTTATGAAAGTATTCAATTCATCTACTTTAGCTTGGATGCCAGTGGCCACTACTTATGTGAAGTTTGAGGCGCAGGGAATAGGCATAGGCTTTGAGGAATATGATGCAGTAAGATTTAGCGGTGTTGATTCAGGAAGCTGGGTTTATAACGATTATGATTTCAATCAGACAAACATTGTGTATGCCAAAGATGATAATGCACTTATTGTTGTAGGCCTTATCAATCTAAATCATACAAATGTGAATGATATTACTGTAAAAAGAGAAATGCCTGAAATGGATTTTGTTTGTGAGAACGGAAACAGACTATGGGGATGTTCTAGCAATAACCATGAAGTGTATGCATCAAAAGCTGGGGATCCTACGAATTGGAATTTCTTTGGCGGTTTAGATTCAGACTCATATGCTGCAACAGTTGGTACTCAAAATATCTTTACAGGAATTGTAAGTTATAGCGGATATGTATTTTTCTTCAAAGAGGATGGATATCACAAGCTATATGGCAATAAGCCTTCAAATTATGAATTACAATGGAAGCCTGGAAGGGGTGTGCAGTTCGGTTCAGATAAATCAATTTGTGTAGTTGATGACCAGCTTATTTTTAAGGCAAGAGATGGAATATGTGTTTACAACGGAAGCATAAGTATTATTTCTGATAATTTAGGTGTGGAGCCATATTATGAGGCTGTGGCAGGTTGCTACAGACATAAGTATTACTTATCAATGCGAGATAATGATTATCAGTGGCATTTATTTGTATATGATGTGTCAAAAGGTCTATGGATCAGAGAGGATGATTTGCAATGTAAGTACATGGCATATACAAACAATGGTATGTATATGATTGATTATAACAATCGTCTGATAGTGGTTAATAATGAAGACATGTATGTGAAGCTATTTCCTGCGGATATTGTATATCCTAGTGATGATATTCATCCAGGCAATATCATTGCAGGAGAATTAGAAGATGAGATTGAGTGGAGTTTCACTACAGGAGACCTTGGAACAATCACTCCATATTATGCATATATCAAGAGAATCAATATCAGACTGATGCTGGAACCACTGACGAAAGTAAAAATACAGATTATGTATGATTCCTCAGAAGATTGGGAAGATGTGTGGGAGTATTACTCGACTAGAAAGAAGAGTATTGAGATTCCTATACCAGTGCAGAGAAGTGATCATTTCCAATTAAGATTTATTGGAAATGGTGAAATGAGATTATATTCAATTGCAAAGGCAATCGAGGAAGGAAGTGGAGTAAATGGCACAGACATTTGATTACCCCAACATTAATGTTGAGAAGCGAAGCAATGAAGAGAATATGCAGTCAACAAAGGCTTATTTATCTGAACTTGCAGACCAGCTTAATTATGCTTTGAACAATTTAGAGTCAAGGATAGATAGATTAGAAGAGAATGTAAAGGAGAAGTGAAATGCCAACAACACAGGAATTGTTAGATAAGCTTACTGTAATAGAGAACAGTAAACCTGCTGATTATGCAGGAAATGTCGTTTCACAAGCGACAACTAATTATCAAAATACTTTAAATCAGCTTGAAGCTAATGCTCCACAGGCTTATCAGTCACAATATCAGCCAGTGATTGATAACCTTATGAATCAAATTACAAATAGAAAACCATTTAGCTATGATTTCAATGCAGATCCTATGTATCAGCAGTACAAAGACCAGTATACAACACTTGGTAAGCAGGCAAGTATGAATGCTGCAACAAATGCATCTAACTTATCTGGTGGATATGCTAACAGCTATGCGGTGACAGCAGCAGCGCAGGCAAATCAGCAATATCTGACACAGCTAAACAATGTGATTCCACAGCTTATGGAAGCTGCACAAAACAGATACGATAAAGAGACAGAAAATCTATATAATCAGTTCAATATGTATGGCCAACAGGAAGACAGAAACTATGGCAAGTACAGAGATACTGTTGCAGATTACCAGGCAAATAGAAGCTATACAGCAGACCAGCTTGCTAGGTCTCAGGCTAATGACCAGTGGAATAATACATTTAACTACAATCAGTACAGAAATGCTGTTGAAGATTGGCAGAGAAGTAGAGACTACTACAATGATAGATACAACAATTCTGTTGCTAATGATCAGTGGAAGTCAAACTTTGATTATCAGCAACAAAGAGATGCTATTGCAGATGCACAGTGGCGAGAAACCTTTGAATATCAGAAACAGCAGGATGCAGCCAATGCAGCTGCTAGAGCTTATAGTTCAAGAGGTGGCGGTTCTTCTGGTGGCTCTAGTGGTGGCTCTAGTAGTGGAAGTAAAAATAATTACATTAATGATGGTAAGAAGCTTTCTATGGATCAGGTTAATTTCCTTGTTGGAGCTGCACAGAGTAATGCAGGTGGAAAAGGCGCTAGTAAAGATGCTATATATGCACAGGTACAAGCTCAGTATAATGCTGGAAAAATGACTACAGAGCAGGTTAATCAGTTGCTTAATGCAATTGATTGGTATATGCAGGAAGCTGCCAATAAGCCAAAAAAAGATAAATATGGATTCAAAGATTCACAGGTTGCGAATAGGAGATAACAATGGCAAGAAAAAAGAAGATTGGTGTTGAGACAAAAAGCTGGGATAAATTATTAGAAGAGAGAGGTGGTAGCAATGCTACTACCTCTCAACCTGTTGGTGTGGAAACTAATAGTTGGGATAGTATTATTAGCCAGAGAAAAGAAATTGGCAGAAGTATGCCAGTGGTACAAAATAATACAAGCAAGTATGCACAGGCTGTTCAGGATAATTTTGGTAATAAAATTCCATCTAAGCAGGAAAGAGCGTTAAGCGATTATAATAGATTAAATGATTCTCAGAAAGCTATTTTAGATAAGCGTGAAAATAGAAATATTTTTGAGAAGGCTATTGATGCTATTGGCAATTCTGAATTTAGCAAGCAATTACAGAGAAATGCTTATAATGCTGTAGGAGATATTGAAAGTGCAAAGGCTGTAGATGAGAATATGAAGAAGTCTAATAAGACTTATTCAGCATTGCGTAAAACAGGCATGTCTGATTCTGATATAGATTACTATATAAAAAATTATGGCACTATGAAAGAGTATTCAGATACAGATAAGTATTATAAGAAGAGAAGTGCAGCTTTATCTAAAATTGATGCTGATACTTATAAACAGTTAAATGAATACAATCAGGCAGAACAGGTTGGTACAAGCTTTTCACTTACTACTGGGGCACCTTCTCAGGCGCAGACAAATGCTTTACACGAAAGTTATAAAAAGCGTGATGAAATCCTTAAAAAGACAGGATGGAGCGTTGATGAGTTTGAAAAGAATGCTCAGTATGTGCGTGAAGTAGAAAATAAAAACATGAATGCGAAAAATGTTGCGGATTCACGCAAAATGGCAAAAGATTCTGTAGGAAGTTCTGTTGTTGCCAATGCTTTAACAATACCATTAAATGCTATTGGTGGTGTGCTGGCTGGAACTGAAAAGATTAAAAGTTTAGGTTATGCTGATAAAGATGCTCCTGTAGATACTAATTCAATCTTATATCAGCCACAAAATATGTCTGATGAAATCAGAAATACTACTGCTGAAGAGTTGGAAAATGCAACAAGTAATAAAGCAGTGAATGCAATACTAAAGTATGGATATCAGGGTGGTATGGCTGCGGCTGATTCTACTCTTTTAACAGCTGGTATTGCAGCAGGTCTTGGAGATTTAGGAGTTGGAGCTGAAGCTGCACAACATATAACAGCAGGATTGGTGGATGCTGATTTCTTTGTAGCAGGATATGCAAAGGGATTGAAGCAGGCAAATGACGAAGGCCTTGGTGGTAAGAAGGCAAATCAGTATGCAATAGCTCAAGGTTTAAATGAAGCCATTTCTGAGATTATATCTCTTGATATGTTAGCAGGAATGTTTGCAAGAGGCGGTAAAACTGCACTTGTGGATGGAATCAAATCTGCATTAAAGCAGGCAGGAATTGAAGGCTCAGAAGAAGTTTTTGGAGATATCCTTAATACAATGGCTGATAATTATATCAATAATGATTTTTCTGACTACAATCAGTCTATTTATGAATACAAAGAGTATGGGATGAATGAAGAACAGGCTAAAAGTAAAGCTAGAATGGATAAGCTGGCAGAAATGCGTGATGATTTCATCACAGGAGCTATTTCTGGTGGGTTAGGTGCAGGTAGTGCGCATGTAATGACTAGAAAAGCATATACTGGAATTGGTGAAAAGGTTAACCAGGATAAGAGTCAGGTTGCAAAGATTGTAGAAGCTGTAAAAGGCGCAAAGGCACTTGAAGGCACTACTGCTAAACAAATCTTTGAAAATAAAAATGTAGAAAATATATCTGATGCAGATTTAGGTAGAGCTATTCAGTCTATGCAGGAAGTTGCAGGAAATGAAGTAAGAGAAGTGTTTGCTTCTGAATTGGAGAGTAAAGGTTTATCAAAAGGCAATGCTTCAGAGGTAGCATCTAAGCTTGCTGATTTTGTAGAAGGCAATAATAAAAGCATAAATGTTACTAATGAAAACAAAGAAGCTGTTAGTGAAGTGCTTCAGGATTTTGCGGATCATAAACTTGATAAGCAGTTAGTAGTTAATACTGCTATTAGAGAAGTTGGTAATACATTATCTGCTGAAGAGTATAAGAAGCAGGCTTCTGAATTGAGAAATTCAGAGAAGTATGCTGCAGAATCTATGGCTATGAAATATGCAAAGCAGGCGCCTGTTAAGATAGCTGGTAATGATGCAAGGATTAATAGCATAGCATCTACAGGTTATAATGCTAGAGTTAAACTCAATAATGGCAAGACAGTTTCACTTGATCAGGTAGAGTTTGAGTCTCCAAAGATGCAGGAGCTGTATAGTGCAGCATCTTCAATGGAAAATGTAAATGTTGCTAATTCAATGCTTGAATATGCTTCTGGAATACCAGTAGAGACTATGAGAGAAGCAGGCAAGCAGTTTTATGATGCAGGTAAGCTGAATTTAGGATATGAGGATGTATTAAACAATCCTAAGAATGCTAAGTTTACAGCATTGTTTAAGGGAGAAGCAGAAGAGGCATTTTTGAAGCAGGTATATATGCAGGGACAGAATGCTTCAGAAGAATTGAAGCCTACTCCAAAGGCTGATACTTCAAACTTAAAGAAGAATGCAAAATTCAAGAATAAGAGTTCTGAGAAGTATTCTAAGGAGCAGGAGCAGTTCTTTAGTGCAGTTGCAAAGCTTGTAAAGAATGATATTACTGTTGAGGATTTCTTGAGAGATAATGCAAATCATATAAATGAAAATATTCTTGGTTCGCATACAAAAGAACAGATTAGCCTGGCAAACAAGAAAAATAACAACATTGTTGTTACGACATTTCATGAAGCTATGGAGAATCTTGAGGTTGCAAATCCACAGGCCTATAGAGATTTAAAGAAAGAAGTTATGTCTACTCTTCAATCTAATATGGGTATGGAGCTTCTCAATGAAAATATCAAGTCATACCAGAAGGCTTATCAGAAGGTTGAAGGAAACAAGTCATTAGAGGATGCTTCTAACGAGTTGTTTAATGATATTATTGGCCA